TACTTCGATAGTGTCAAACTTATAGAAGCCATGACGATCTTTCTTACCATTGTATTTGTTTAATGTGGTATTGAAATTTTGATATCTGTCAGAGCCAGCAACCATAACAACATTTTTATAACCCATGTTGTGTAAGGCAACGCATGCTTCTATGAAAGTGCGAAGATCGTCATCTGCAGCACGGAAGTTCACACGAGGGAACATCAACTTCAGATACCTGATCTTCTTTTCTATAGAGAGGGGATTCTTTTTAGCGTCCTGAGACTTGGACGCAAATACAACGTGGTCTGCACGCTTTTGTTGAGCCAGACGCTGTACAACATTCATCAACAGTTCGTGACCATTGGTCGGAGGATTAAATCTTCCAAACGCAAAAACGACTGTTTTTGAAGGTAATTCTTTTATTAATTGTTTATACTGTTTCATTTGACCCATCTATAAATGTATTTGTAACTAATATTATTTAGGACTGCTCTAACTTTAGTTAGTTATCGCTGCCATCCTTTAATGATTTCTGGAGAGAAGTTAGCATTACTAAACTCGAGACGATCGACAATCTTGACAGCACCACCAGATAGGTGGTCAATAGCAACGAATCCCTCAACGCCAGTAACCTTAAATCCTTTAGAAGTTCTTAGGAATGTGGAGATATGTCCAGCCTGATTCATCTTATTGATAATCATCTGTTTAGCATCTGCTAAAAGGTTAACCAAGTCAAAGATTTTGACAATATCTTCCTGTGGGTGATTCGCAAAGAACTTTAATACTTCCTTACGCTTCTCTTCACGAGCAGACTTAGCCTTCTCAGTCTTTAACTTATCAATCTCTTTTTGGTATCTATCATGAATGAAGTGATATAGACCAGTGACATGAGATTTAGTATTGGTGATTCGCTCACCTGCTCTGATCTTTGAATTGTTATATGTATTAACTGCAGTATTCAACTCATCTTGCATAAAGGCATTCAGAGTCGCAGCAGGAATAGTCTGAAACAATTTACCAGCATTTGATAGCATATTAGTTAATTGAGCAGTCTCTGCATCAGTAAACGTTGCTGTTCCAGAATAATCTTTGTAGTTAGCATCCATCTGCCAGACGCTAGGAATCTTGTTAAACTTTTTGGCGATATTCTGTCCGAATGCTGCACGCATTGATTCAAACGAAGTACCAGTGTAAGCAGTATGCCACACAACGCCGATCTTGGCGTTACGGATAGATTCACCAGAAGCATATGGCACAGCATATGCGATAGTATTTGGGTGGAACACGCTGTATTTTTGACCATCAATCGTCTCAGTCTTGACGTCTCCCTTAGTGAACATCAAATCACCTTGGTAAACACCAGACTTGATCCCCAGTTTAGAGAACTCAGCAAGAGCCACCTTCAGCTTTGCAGCTAGATCGCCTGATGTATCAGCATCGATGTCAGCAGGTGTCTTGTAGACTTTTGGTTCTTTGTTGAACACGCCTTTCTTAGCGACGAAGAATTTCTTGTCACGTGGATCAATACCAACAAAGATCGCTGGAGCACCGTCCCACTTAACTGTGGTAGCAAGATGCGTCTTTGCTTTGCCAGCAAGCATGTCTCTAAGATCACGCAGGAAATTGATAGCACGTCTAGCACCATTAACACCTTCGTCAAATACGAGATCCTCCACATGAGTCATGTGGGTATTTTTAGATTCGTTTATTAGTTCTTTTAATGTTTTCATCTAATTTCCGATACAATTCCATGTTCGACATATTTGGCTTCAAACCTAGTAGTAGTAAATTTACTAGCGAGTTTCAGGAACTCTTTTAGGTTCGACATAGAGTCGTCAAACAGTGATACTCTTTTATATTTATCTGTCTTCAGAAAACTCTCTATCACGATCGCTTTCTTAACAGCAGGGGAAATATCATTAGACATATTACCAACACGATAGACATGAATCTTGTCTATGTCGATATTATGTTTACGGAATGTATCGAGGAAGATTTCTTTGTTATCAAAGTCACACCGAGCAGTAACAATTTTAACATCGTCATTGTCAGCTAGACATTTTCTAACATTATCTAACAACCCACTGATAGGTTTAGATTCATTGAAGAACTTTTCAGCATCACGAAATTCCGAAAAGTCAAATTCCTCACCAACTTCTAATTCGTATGTATTGTATTCAGAGTTGGAGAGGAGTTTAGTTACACGACCATCTTTCAGGACTCGGATCTGTGCCGTAGTTTCGAAGAGGGTTTCATCTATATCAAAAATTTTCAAGTCTTTTTTCATCATCATAGTTATATTATACAACAGAAATCCAGAAAAGTCAACACTTTTCTGGAGGTTTTTTCAAGTATTTTCTATTGTAAAATCAACAACTTACCAAGGGTCGCCAGATAGTTTCATCGAGGACGCCATCTTCTCGGACTCAAACTTGAATCGGATCTTCATAATCTTCTTCTCCCCAGCCTTGACCCCTATTGAATCGTTACCCACTTCTTCAAGATGTAGAGGGTATTTTGCTAGGGCATCTAGTTTAGGATTAGATGTAGGATCCATAGAGACTGCAGAGTAAGGTGCTTTGTTTCCTTGCCCTGTGACTTTAATGTATGGTGGTGAAATGATTTCGGCATCCATCCAATCGGACAGGAGGTATGCCATAAGTTTCTTATCGTTGAATGGTTTTAGTTGTGCCAATAATTGGTCACGTAGAGACTTTAGAAGTTTAGTTCCTTCTATCTCAGTATTCTTTTTAATCTGGAAATTAGTTCGGATAAATTTCTTACGTTCGGTAGCAGATATGGGCAGATCGTATTTCTTAATGACTCTGTCTGTCTCTTTCTTAACGTAGTCGCCCAACTTCATATTCAGTGACTTATCAACAGTACCAACTCCAGGGTTTTTAAATCCAATATCACCCTTACCTTTGGTCGCTTTAGCTGACAATCCCAAGAAACCTTTGCTTGGTCCAGATGAGAATTGTATCAGAATGTCAGTTGGGTTTTTCTTTTGATCAACAGGTTCACCAAATGCTGCTGTCATAGATCCAGGACGAGCAGTCCACCAAACCCCTTTGATCGCTCCACGATACCCATGCGCCTTTGCCCACGTGACAAACTCCTCTGCCATCGCTTGCGCTTTACCCATAGCATCCATGGCTTCTTCAGGTTTACACTGAGTCAGACGATTTTCATATGTTCGTTTGGCTTCATTGTCAAACCACTTATTACCATTCAGAACATAACCAGTATAAATTTCATTGATGTCGGATAATATTGTATTCGCTGTCATTACTACTTACTCATATACTGTTTAAATTTCATGAATGCGTTAGTCTTACCTTGTGGATTCTTACCACCTGTATCAGCAAAAGTAATGTTTAATTGATTGAACACAACCTTACCATTTGGTGATTTGAAAACCATGTTAGCATTATTTGTAGTACCATTACGCTCAATAGTCAACACAAACCCTTTGGAAAGATTGGCAATCATCTTTTGCAGTTCTGGACTATTGCGTGAAGAAAGAACCTTCTGCTTTCCTGTCTCTCCGATAGCAGCGTAGAAGTCATCCTCACCATCAAACCCTAACATCTTCAGAACACGCTCATTGATTTCTTTCTTATGCCGTGGATAGTGGGTTTTGAATATAGTAGCAATAAGAGCAATCACATCACCATGTGTGCCTTTAGCAGTTTTACGAGCAGCAGCTTTATCAGCACCTGCCTTCATTTCAGCACCGATGATGTTTTGTAGGCGATACAACTCATTGATCTCTTTGGCTGAACCAAAGTCTTTAACAAATTTCTTTAGGAATTCTTCAGATCTAGTAGGTAAAGCAGAGGTGTTATCGTAAAATAATGTTTTGATTAGTGAAATGAATGTAGAGTTTGATAGGTTAATAGCATCAGATTTGTATGCCTTCAAAGATGCCATGATTCGATCAACCACAACTTTCTCGGAATCTTTCGTCACAGATAAGATTAGATCAGCTTTAGTCACACCCTTACCTGAATCACCTGTCAACTCAATATCGAATGTCAACAGTGGGAAATCTTCAACTTCCATAACAATATCTTTGAAGATCTGGTCTGCCATAACTTTACCAGCAGACTCTTGGCGCATAACCTCATTTGCATCCGCACCGAGTTTGACAACTTCTTGTTTCTTTTGGTTGTATAAACTCTGAAGAGTATTTGTTTGAGAGCGAGTGGTAATACGTCCACCTGCAGCAGTGATAATTTTAGATAGTTCTAATGCTGTAGCATATTCGGACAAGTAACCAAGTCTACTCTTTAAGTCTACCTCTTCACTCATAATATATGAACCTAAATTTAGTTTTACTTTTTTACCAAACCCAAGACTGCGGAATGCCTGAGAGATTTTCATCTTCATCGCACCGAGGATTCTCGTGAACGAAAATACTTCGTCTAATTGTTGTGTTTGTTTGAAAGAGAGCATTTGTAATCCATCAGATATAAGTTCCTAATAGATTATTTATAAGATGTTAGAGTCCCATATTTCTTTGAGTAACTTACCCTGAAGACGATACGCTTCTTTTTCCCATGGAAGATCTAAGTATTTCACATTTTCTCCAATACGGCGATTCTTCCATCGTGGGTTTTTGCTCCACTGTAGATCTACCTCATTGCGAACATATTGACGAACATGAACCATCTCATGACAGATCGTTTCAATGAAGTCTCGCAACTGCTGCTTCTTTTCGACTTCAATTTCAAAAGTTCTGCTGTCGTCAGCAAGACACCATCCAGACGCTTCCCCTTTAAGATTTTTGATGTTTATTTCAATCATCAGTGTTTTGTGTCTTGGGAAGAATTTTCTGACTAGGTGACTTGTAACCTTATGCGCAATATCTTTCTGAAATTCTGTACCACCTCGGACTTCGATCAAATTCATACTTCACCCTCCTATGAATAGATCTATTATACCTCAGTATTTATAAAATGTCAAGCACTAAATTTCTGGTCGATCCACTCCAGAATTTTAGTTTGTTCTGCAATATTAGTATTAGCGAATTCTGTTGTGTATGGCATCAAATCAAAGTTGCTCAGAAGATTGGAATACTTAGTTTCTCTACCACGGAGAAATTTCTCTGATTGGTCAGAACCACGATCTTTATATCTCTGTTCCAGAATATCTTTTGGAGCACTTAGGTATACAATTTCAACGTCAGTGTCTGGAAGTGTCAACGCAAACTCCAAGAAAGATTGATTGAAGATACGATCACCCTCAAACAGAATATTACAATTGTGGGTAGCGATCCACTTCTGGACTTCTGGTTGTACAGCCATACTCAAACGATCAGTTCCAGCAAAGGTTTGTCCTTGCTCATACTTACCCAAGATATACAAATCACGTTCTTCGTTATACAGAGCAGAAATAAGTTTCGCAGGTTCAGTTTGGATCCACTTTTTACCTGCCATGTATGACCAGAATAAAGTTGTTTTACCAGTTCCAGGTTGACCACCAACTGCTACAATCTTGCGTCGCTTTTTATCCATTGTTTTCTTCTCCATAAACAATTTGTCTGTTGTTCCAAAATCATCCTTAAACATTATACCATAAACTCCTCTAATAAGTCAACACTAACTTTATCAACATCATCATACATCCACTCGAGTCGAGAAATTCTACCAGTATTGATAAACGATTTGAACCATTCTTTATTGATACCAAGTTTGTTGTTCAGTCTTGAATCTAGAGTTTCTGTTCTGGCTTGCCACAAAACTTCCCATTCAATACCATACCAACCATCTGCTTCACATTTGATAATTTCTTCAGCACAACGATCATTGTAGTATCCAAGATATCTACCATGATGTTCTCTAAAGATTTTTTTAAATGAACACAAGCATGTTTCCATAGTGAAGAAATTTACTTCAGATGCCAACTCAGGATTTCTTATTCGAACCTCTTGTAGAATTTCAGTAGCGAATCTCTCAAGAGAGTCATAATCTTTTGCGTCCAATTTTCTATCGTAATCACTGTCTCTTCCAGCTGCGAAAAGTAACCCATTACGGTGAGAACGAGACCCAGAATAATCGCTAAGCATGAGAGAGCTAGGCTCCATATCAACTCCAGCAGTATGACGCAAATGCTGTAAATAAAACCAAGTAGAATAGCGACCAAACTTATGCAGCTGCCCTTTAACACTTGTCCATAAATTGTCGAATGTTTGGGTAGGATTGTCTCCGTAATACTGTTCCAACGATTTTCGTTGAGTCCCTGAGCCGATAAATTCTTTGTAACTCGCAAACATGACTGGAAGATGACCCTTATTCCATTTTGTGTCGGTTTGATAACGTAGTCGTTTATAATTTTCACTGTTCCATTTCTCCATTCTGTCAACTGTCGCCAACTCGAAGTCTGGGAACTCATTCAGCAGTACCCATGCTGTTGGCAAATAGTATGTGTTGCCGTATAACCATGCTAACCATAGACGTTGTTCTTCGTTATGTTCATAACGTTCGTGAAGATAATTAGTCATCCAAACAGCTGGATCGCAGTCTTTATATTTCACAGACCACGTAAACCATCGGATAAATGCTTCACGTCTATTTTCTTTTTCTAAGAAGTTCATTCCATAAATTCCTCAAGTGATGGTTGATCCATCAACGCATCACGCAACCATGCTTTACCGACAGCATCAATAGCAGCTTGGGTTTTTGCTTTCTTCTTGTCACCCCAAGAATAAGATTCTAATCCTTCTTTCTTGAATTGATCACGTGCCTTATGTGGAGGAAGAACATCATGCGGATAAACAATAGCATGATCTCTGTATGCGATCTGTTCTTCACGAGTAGAGAACAATGGTTGATCTGAGCGAAGTGAACCTGTAGGATCTACTGCCCAAAAGATAAGACCATTCTTATAATGCCATGTAACTGAAGATGGAGTACATGAGATTTTCAGTCGCTCGATACCACGATCTTCAACTGCAAACCGAATGTACTCATCCCAGATTTTGCTGGCGTATCCTTTACCCTCATGTCCCTGAACAGTTACAATCTCGTACAAGTTACTATACTTGTCACGATTAAACGTAGCAAAGATTAATGAAACAATTTCATTGTCAACTTCCAAAGCCATAGCAGGACACTTTTCATAATTCTTGAAACGTGTCCATAGAGAATGAGCAGCACTAAGAAACTTAGTGTTTTTACCAGCAGGTGCTGTGTCAATTATCTCTTGTACTTTGGTTGAGTTAACAAATAACATTTGTGTTTTGAAAGTCATATTCTCCATCAACCTCAATCTTTTCAAATAAACATGCTTGGTGTTCATCAAACGTCATCTTAAGGTTCATGGGAATAGAAGTAACTTCCCCTTTGATACCACTACGTTTAACAACATCTAAGGTTGAAGTAATTATACTACACCGTTCATTGGTTGTCAAATACAATGGTCGTTTACCATTACGGTATGTTGTAATTGTTCTGTCTGAGTTAAGTTCACACACAGCCAGAGAAGCATCTTTCCATACAACTAATGGTTCATCACCATTCTGTCTTGTACGCAGAAGAAGTTCGGTGTCATTTCGAGTTTTTGTCTGGTAACCATATAATGATTCCCAGTTCTCAGGCAACTCTTGTGAAATGACACCGTTGTGCACTACTGAAAGTTTATCATCAGCAATAGGCTGATTAAATTCCAGATCACTGGTGCTATATCGACAATGTCCAACGAGATAGAGATTTCCATCTTCGTTAACGCACTGATCAAGATAATGAAGATTATCAAACTGATCTGCAGCGACAGGCGATTTTCTTGTTATCACAGATCCATTACGAACATAAGAAAAACCTGTCGCATGTTTCCCTCGAATTTGAGACTCGAGGAACAGACGTCTTACCATAGTAAAATCATCATATGTAGGTTTGTCGATAATCACACCAATGATGGCACACATATTATTTACCCGAAAAAAGAATCAAGAGTTGACGTTGTGGCAACTGCCTCTGGATGGTACTGCTCTAAAACTTCAGCACCAAGTTTTTGTTCAGCGAATTGATACCATTCATCTGAAGTCCACATTCCTGGAGATACACCATTCCAAAGTTTACGCCACTCAGGATGTTCTTTGTTTTGGCGACGAGTGTCAACAAAGTTCTTACGGCACTGCTCATATTCCCAAGATCCAAGTTCTAACATTTTCTCTCGGAAGTAAACAACCAAAGAAACACGTTCAGTTTCATCGTCATGAAGTTCAATTGGTGTGTTACCGTGCATCACTTCATGGTTATTGATCAGCAGTAGATCTCCAGGACGAGGATTAACTGCAACACGATACTCTGGTGCTACCAAGTATCCACCTGAGTAGTTACCATTGTTTGACAGAACGAGTAGGTTTGACAATCCATCATTCAAGTCACCAGCATCGTAGTGCGCAGCAGTACGGAATGTTTTATTAACAGTAACCGTAGTGAATGGTGTTTCTGGAACTAAGAAACGAGGATCCATCTGCCGAGCAGCTTTCATCTGATTCTCATAACGCCATGGCAACAAGTCTTTGAAACCTTTTGCCAGAGATTGTAGGAATGGAAATGCCATCGCAAATTTCTCAGGGAACTGCTCTGTATAAGATGTAGAACGTCCATAAGGAATTCGTGGATAACGATCAAACCATCCAGCAATACCAGACATAACACCATTCGCATAGGTTGTCTTACAGACATAACGATTGATGATCTTGTTGGCTTCTGCTTTCTGACCATCTGCGTCTAGTTTGCGTGTATGTTCTACCCATTCATCAAAGTTGAAGTTGTCTGCTTTGACTGCAGCAATACCCCATACCTGTGAACGATTAGAAATATCTGCTTTCTTGCCAGCATGGGCTGCACGAATAACATCAATTGGATCTTCACCAAAGATATTCTCGGTGGGTTTCAAGAAGTAGTCGATAATATCAAATTCTTCTGCAGTTACCCACTCACGATTACCCAATTTACCTTCACGTGGTCCAGCTGCTAGTCCACGGTTTTGGGTTTCAACAGCAGCTTCACGCAGACCAATATACGCTTGGTCTTGTTGCTCTTTTGAGAAGTAGTTCTTACGGAACTTCAGAACAATACGTCTCTCATCATGGGGATCTTCACCATACTCTGGTGGAGCATATACATCACAATCATAATCAATGAGATGATCGTAATCACTTTCATCTAGGAACTGACCAAGACGGTGTTCCGCATCGTACTTTTTGTCTGCTACGATTACTTTTACCATTTCTTTCCTCTTTCTTTAAAACTTAAATTCGCTAAAGGTATCATTATGTATGCTTTCTTTCTCGGCACTTGATCTGGTCGAAACTGGTTTTGTCTGTCCAGTATCAGAAAGATCAGTTTGTGCAGAAGGTTCAACATCATATAGTTTCATCTTAGATCTATCAACACCAATAACGAATCTTTTGTAGTAACTAGGATCATTATACCTGTTTTTAAGTTGCTTGACAATGATTTGATTCAGTTCTTGCAACTCTTCATTAGACACCAAAGCAAACATAAAGTCAGCAGTGGCAGGTAGTCCAAATGATTCAGAGGTATCTTCAAGTCCTGGATCCGAGTTTGCGAAACCAGAACGAGTAGTTTGCGTAGCTGAAACAATCGGAACATTATACTCAACAGCTAGTCCACGTAGTTCTTCTGCAATTGCCTTAACATATGTATAAGAATTGATATTTGCGCCTTGCTTCATACGTTGTGAAGAACAGATATTCAGATAGTCAATCATAATAATATCTGGTTTGAAATCTCGTTTGACTTTCAATTCTTCTAGCAATGCTCGGAAGTGACCAGCATGCGCACCTGCGGTTGGATATTCTTTGACAATAAGATTACCCTGAGTCTTTGCTCTGATCTTTTCTAACCTACGTTGGAAGATGTCTTTGTCGATAACCTTTAACTCATCCATAGAAAGATTCATGAGGTTAGCATCAATACGTTCAGCAATTCTCTCCTCAGCCATCTCCATGGTGATATACAAAACGTTCTGCCCTTGTTTCAATGCACCACCAGC